ATCAAAAAGTCAGGGGTGCGGCTGACCAACGCACAAATTTTAAACATTAAACCAAAAAACTATGAAACCTGTATTAATCTATGACAACAACTTTTACCCTTACAATGGGCAGTTTATTGCAGTCGGTGGCGACAATATCTATCTTGATTATGAGATAGATGGCACACGATTTTTCCTTGTGAAATTTCGCACCATTGACCTTGCAAACAATCAAATCATTTTATCAATCGTAAAATTATAAACTATGTCCGAACAACAAAACCGCAAATTTCAAGCAATCGTTATTTTAATCTTTGCATTCCTTATGTGTGCTTATTTACAAAACATTTAAACCCAAAATATGAAAGTAGAAAAAAAAGAGGTGGTCTGCATTAGATTACCTGAATCAATCAAAAAGAAAGTGGATGCCGAAGCAAAGAAAATGTATTTAGCACCAAGTAAATTAGTATCAATTATTGTTCAAAAATACTACGAAAAACTATAAACTATGAAACTAGACTATCAAGGCAGACAACTAAAACTACACCAAAGAGCTACCTGTTTACTTGAATTACTTAAGAAAGCACAATCCGAACAAGCAAGACAGGAGGGTTTATTGGCAGAATGGAGGGCAGCTGGGAACTATGATAACATTAGGTTATTTACTCACGAAAACAATTACCTGATAAGATTAGCAGAATTAAACGACATACAAAAGAGAATCCTAAAGTCTTATTATTGGTTGGTTGTTGAACTATATGATATAACTGAAAATTTTATTTTACCTGTAAACCGAGTACAATGACACCAAAAAAAAAGGCATTAGAAATTATAGAAGATTTTACATTTAGTTGTAGGGAATGTGATAATTCTAAAATATCAGCATTGATAGCAATAGATAGAATGATAGATGTTAGTAATGATGCAAATATGGAATTTTTAGAGAAAGTAAAACAAGAAATAGAAGCATTATGAGTTACATTGACAATACCAAAGGCAATATGATGAAGGAAATATACATCTTGGAACTAGAGAACGAGATGTTAAGAAAACAAATTACCAAACTTAAAATTGAATTAAATGAATTATTGGACAATGCCAAGTCAAAAGGACAACATACGAACAACGAAGGAGATGCTGAATTACGCAGAGAAGATAATTCAAAAAGTATCGGAATATTACCAAATATCAATTAATGACATTAAAGGCAAAAGCAGAAAAAGGCATTTTGTTAAAGCTAGATTTATTTCAATGTATATAATAAGGAATTCAACCAGCTTAAAACTTAAAACAATTGGAGATATTGTTGGCAGAGACCATACAACTGTTATGCACTCCTTACAAACCATACAAAATACCTTAAGCCTACATTATGACACTGATTTAAGGGATGAATTAAACGAAATAAAAAGAATAATATAAATTTTGTTTATCCACAAAAAAGTATTAATTTTAATTATTATTAAACCAAAACACAAGTCTATGAACGAATTACAAACGAATCCAAGTTATCAACTTATTAACAAAGATTCACTTTTGAACCTATCCAACGAACTTGCACTCCTGATTAAAGAAAAGGGATTAAGTTCAAACATTCAAGGAAAACAATTTGTAAATGTTGAAGGTTGGGGTTATGCTGGAGCAGCCATCGGTCTTATCCCAATTATTACAAAGGTTGAAAATGTATCAAACGAAACTGAAATTAAATACTTGGCAGTTTGCGAAGTAAGAAACATTGTTACAGGATTACCTGTATCAGTAGGACACGCTTTATGCTCAAATAAAGAACGTTCCAAGCGGTCATTTGATGAATATGCTATTTTATCTATGGCACAAACAAGAGCCGAAGGTAAGGCTTATAGATTGCTTTTAGGATGGTTAATGAAAGCAGCAGGATTTGAAGCTACACCAGCAGAAGAAATGGATTTTGTAAAAGATGTTCCACCTTACATTAAAAAACATAAAGAGGAGGCTGACATTAAAATAGCCATTGAATTTTGCGAAAGTGTGGAAGAATTAAAGCAACTTTACAATCTAAACGCACCGCTATCAAAGGATGTAACTGAATTATTTACTGCTAAAAAATCAACTTTATGATAGATGCTAAACTTGAAAAATTAAGGGATAATGTTGCTTACTATGAGTGGAAGTTTGAATCTTGCCATAGATTTTGGAAAAATGAGTATTTAACCGAAATTAGAAAAGCAAAAGCCAAACTAAAGGAATACAAGGCAAAACACTATCTTGAAACCCAATTATTAACCCAGCCAAAACCATTTATGCCTATGAGTGATTTTAGCGAAAACTTTGAAGAATATGCTAATTAATACCTGCTGCGGATATGAAAGCGAAATATCCTACGACCTTTGTCCTGAATGCCACGAGCATTGCGATTGGGAAGATTTAGATGAAGATGAATTGGAAGCTGACAGGCAAACCGAAAACCAAATAGAAGAAGAACAAATTAATAAACACTTAAATTAAAAACAATGATTGTATTAAACATTAAAAAAGAGGACATCAAATTTACTGCTCATAAAAACGGCAATCACTACGCTACAATCGTAGTAGAAAAACGTAAAGAGTTAGATAAGTTTGAAAATACTCACACAGTTTACAACGGACAAACCGCAAATGAAAGGGCAGAGAAAGCCAAAAAAGAATATTGCGGAAATGGGAAGGAGTATGTTTGGGAAGCTAAAAAAGAGTTTGCTAAAAACCAACAAGAACAAGAAGATGCTGACCTTCCTTTTTAATTATAACAAAACTTTAACAAATGAGCCAAAACAAACAAATCGCTGATTACTTAAACAAAGGTAAAAAGCTAACCCCAATTGATGCCTTAAACAAATTCGGATGCTTTAGATTAGCAGCAAGAATAGCTGATTTACGCAACGAAGGAATGAATATTGTAACTAACACAATCAAGCTGGATAATAACAAGCAGATTGCCCAATATTGGTTGAAATAGCTTATATTTGTAAAGGATGTAGGATATCCGTTTTTAAACTTATTGGCTCAAAGCTGAAACCCTAATCCTACTGGGGTGGATGCCGAGAGCCTTTTTTATTATGTCAAAAGATACATATTATTTTCCACACGATTTTAACGCTGGGAGTGATGAAAAAATACTTTATTTAAGGAGTAAATTTGGAATGCAGGCTTATGGTCTGTATTGGGTTTTAATTGAAATAATGCACGAAAGCAGCGATTCAAAACTTACCTGTAATTTAATTGATGGCATTGCTTATCAAATTAACGTTGATATAACATTCTTAAAGGAGTTCTATAACGAATGTATTTTAATAGAATTATTTGTTACCGATGGGGTTAAATATTGGAGTGAACGAGTATTAAGAAATAAGGAGTTATTAAATGAAAAGCGTAATTTAAAGTCAATAGCTGGTAAAAAGGGTATGGAAAATAGATGGGGAAATAAGAAAGATATAACAAATAATAACACAGTTATAACACAAGATAACAAAGTAAATAAAAGTAAAGTAAAAGAAATAAAAGAAAATAAAATAAATTTAAGTATTTATAATATAGATTTTGAGGAATGGTGGTTTAAATATGATAAAAAAACAGGCAAAGAAAAAACATTAATCAAATGGAATATTTTGAATCAACAGGAAAAGCAATTAGCTTTAAGTATAGTTGAAGAATATGTTAATTCAACACCTGATAAAAAATTTCGTAAAGACCCATCAACTTATTTACATAATAAATCATTTAACGATGAAATCATTAACCGAACTAATACCAGCAGCAACAAACTTTCCTACGCTGAAAGAGAATTTATCAAACTTAAAAACCTTTGATAAGGATGAATTAAAAGTTGCAGAAGCATTAAAATCAACAAATATTGGTCAATGTTCAGAAATTGAAATAAAAGAGCATTTAAAAACTTGTCTTGCATTAAGTGGAACACAAATACCAACTCAAGAAATTTTCCAATTTTGTATTCAATTTGTTATAGAAACTTATGGACAATACAAGCTAAAGGAATTAGGAGTGGCATTTAAACTTTACGCAGAAGATAAATTAACAGTTGGCAACCATATAAACTTTAACCCTAAACTTATAGGTGAGGTAATGTCAAGTTATAAAAAGATAGCCATTCAAGTCAGGAACAAGATTGAACCACAAGAAATAAAACAATTACCTATGCAAATAGATGAGGAACAATCAATTAAAGATGAGCAAGATTATTGGAACAAATCCGAACAAAAGAATTGGCGGTTTTTAAACCATCAGGTATTTGACTATTTATGGAAGCGAAAACAAATTAAAATATCAAAGGAACAAGGCGAAAACATTAAAGCCAAAGTAAGGGCAGTATTTTTAGCACAATCAAAGAAACCTGATGATATGCTAATTGATGAGGAGACTATGCGACAACAATGTAAAAAATATTCATTAATGATGTACTTTAACAACCAACTATGAAAGAACTATTTAAACTAATAATTGAATTTACAAGGATATTTATAGGCTTTATCCTAGCCATAATGATATTGGGAACATTTGATTTATACTACGAATTAAAACGACTATTTAAAAATGTTTGACATTCAAGTAAAAAATAGCATAATACAACATTGTGAAAAGCAAATAGATAAATATAATTTTGGTAAAAGATATACCGCAAATGGTAATAAAGAACAACAACTTACAGGTATTATTGGTCAAAGTGTAGTAATGGAATTATTCCAATTAGGACATATAAACGGAAATGATGGATTTGATAATGGAATTGATATAGTTTATACCAATATTTTTGGCTCAATAAGTTTAGATGTAAAAACAATGGGCAGAACTACAAGCGTAAAGCCTAATTATACAAATAACTTTATTGCATTACAGGACTATTTTAATCCTGAAGGTTACATATTTTGCAGTTATAACAAATCAAATAAAGTACTTACAATTTGTGGCTGGGTAACAAAACAAGAATTTATTAACAAAAGAAAGTATTATCCTAAAGGAACAATACGAGAAAGGAGTAACGGAACAACATTTGAAACAAAGGCAGATTTATACGAAATTGATATTATTGATTTGAATGATGTTATTGATGAATTAGACCTTAAAAAACAATTGACTTTAATTATATGAACGGAGCAGAAAATTCACAACCAGTGAGAATGATATACCTAGACACAAAACAAGAAATAATATTTAAATCCATATCCTACGCAAAAAGAATAACTGGTGTAAATGAATACCAAATCAAACAATCCTTAAACCCAGTCAATAAGAAACGATTTACCCATAAAGACCGAATAGTTGTTTTTCGTACAATAAAGTCTTAAATTTGCATTATGGCTTTAACACCACTTCCTAAACTACTAGAGAAAACGCAAAAGGTTGTCAATTCTTATATCCGTAAAAGGGATGAAGGATTGCCTTGTATCAGTTGCGGAAGTAACAATGGAAATCAAGCTGGACATTATTTTGCCGTGAAAGGACATTCTGCTTTAAGATTTAACGAATGGAATATACACCTTCAATGTGCTGGATGCAATATGTACAAACACGGGAATCAAGCAATGTATCGTATTGGATTAGTTGAAAAGATAGGAGAAAAGGCGGTAAATGGACTTGAAACTATTGCAACTAAAGTAAAAGTTTATAAATGGACACGCAGTGAGTTAAACGAACTAATAGAAAAATATAAGTAATGGCTAAACTAAACCCATCAGGCAAAGTCCAATTTGGCACTCGTAAAAAAGGTAGAGCAAAGAAATCTTACAATAAACACACACCAAAACCAAAACCAAGTCGTGGACAAGGTAACTAATATGAAAGATACATTTTGTAAAAGAATATACAAGTGCAAATGTGGTTGCATAATGGAATATTATGTTTGGAAATCCGAACTACCAAAAAAGAATGTTACCTGCTCTATGTGTAACACAAAATTGGGGGTTAAAAACTTAAAAATTAAAGAAGTGCCACAAACTGCATCTATAAGAACACCAACTAAAAACCGATAATATGTTTATATTTTTAGGAGATTTTGGATGTAGAAAATCAATCCCAACTCCACCATCAATTTCACAACCAAAAACAAAAATTATGGAACCACACAAAGTAAGATTAATGATTGAACAAGAGCAACTTATTGAAAAGTTAAATAAATTAGAATCAGTGATTAATTCTACTTTATTTGAAACATTTGATGATAAAAGTAAAATATTATTACCAATACAATATAAGGCAATGCTTACATATCTAGAATGTTTAGAACAAAGAATAAACATTGTATAATGAACATAAACGAAATCAAACCAAACCCAAACAATCCACGCCTGATTAAAGACCATAAGTTTAAACAACTTGTGAAGTCAATCCAAGATTTCCCCCAAATGCTTGAACTCCGACCAATTGTCATTGATGAAAACAATATGGTATTAGGTGGCAATATGAGATTAAAGGCTTGTATTGAAGCTGGAATGACTGATGTTCCTGTAATACACGCTAACAATTTAAGCGAGGAAAAGAAAAAGGAATTTATTGTAAAAGATAATGTTGGCTATGGCGAATGGGATTGGGATGACCTAGCTAATAATTGGGATGCACAGGAACTTACCGATTGGGGTTTAGACATACCAAACTTTGATGTAAACAATTTAGAAGCAGAGGAAGATGACTTTGCAGTACCTGATGGCGGAACTGAAACGGATATTGTATTAGGGGATTTATTTGAGATAGGCGAACATAGATTGCTTTGTGGGGATAGTACGGATACTAACAATTTGGATTTATTATTACAAAATAAAAAGCCTGAATTATTATTAACTGACCCTCCTTACGGAATAGATTACGGAAATCAACTTGTAAAAGGAGATGAGTTTGCAGAAAAAACAAATAAACACGGATGGAGAAACTTTGGCAATCCTGAATGGGATAAGTCAAAACCAAATAGTGGGGTTTTACAATACCTATGCCAAATAACAGAAAATCAAATTATATGGGGTGGTAATTACTTTACTGATGATTTGCCTCCAACTATGGGTTGGTTAATTTGGGATAAAGGACAAAGAGGATTTAGTTTAGCAGATGGAGAAATGGCTTGGACTTCTTTTAACAACGCTTTAAGAATTAAAGAATATGCAAGGGCTAAAGCAAATAGAGAAGAAAAAAACCATCCAACTCAAAAACCTGTTGAAATAATGTCTTGGTGTTTTGAATATGCAGATAGACATTCAAAGAATGAAGTTAAGTTAGTTTTAGATGCCTATCTTGGTTCTGGAACTACAATGGTAACTTCTCATCAATTAAATAGGATTTGTTATGGCATCGAGTTCGACCCAAAATACTGCCAAGTTATTGTAGATAGGATGCGTAAACTAGACCCATCATTGATAATCAAGAAGAACGGAGTAACTTTGTAATAATTAAGAAAGAGATTAGAGAAAATGGCAAACGAACAAAATTTAATACCTGCACAAAAAGGTGAGATAAGAAATCCTAATGGTCGCCCAAAGGGAATACCAAATAGCAAGACAAGGCTTTTACGTTTACTTGAATTGGTGCAAGTAAAAACAAACCCAATTACAGGCGAGAAAGAGGAGTTCACAGTTGCCGAGCAATTAGATATGATGGTATTACAAAAGGCATTTAAAGGAGATTTAAAGGCTTATCAGGAAATACTTGACCGATTAGAAGGCAGAGCAAAACAAACAACCGACATAAACGCAAATATTCAAGGTAGCGTTCAAATAGTAATACAAGAAGATGACCGATGCAAACCAATTGAAGATTAATGCAACACCAGTATTCTTTGCCAACAAAAGAGCATACGAAGGCAGCTATCCTGTCATTTGCAATGAAGGTGGCACAAGGAGTTCAAAGTCTTATTCCATTGTTCAGTTACTAATTGAGATAGCCTACAACAATCCAAAGACTAGGATTTCAATAGTTTCTCATTCCCTTCCACATATCAAGCGTGGTGTTTATAGAGACTTTAAATCTATTATGGAGAATTGGGGTTTATGGTCGGACAATGACTTTAGCTTTTCCGATTTTATATACACTTACCCAAATGGGTCTTACATTGAACTGTTTGGATTAGAAGATGAAAGCAAAGCTAGAGGACCAGCAAGGGATGTTCTATTCATTAACGAGGCTAACTTAATTAAAAGAACATTATACGACCAATTACTAATGCGAACCACAGGTAAGGTTTTCCTAGACTGGAATCCTGCTGACTTTGTTAATTGGGTTTACGAAATAGCCGACAATCCTGAAAATAAACGCATTCATTCTACCTACTTAAACAACCTGCCAAACCTATCCGAATCACAAATAAAAAACATTGAGCAATATCAAAACCTACCCGATGACTTTTTGTGGAAAGTTTACGGATTAGGGCAAAGAGGTGCAGCAAAAGAATTAATCTACACCCAATGGAAACTTTACGACACCGCACCCGAAGGCGATGTATTCTATGGTCTTGACTTTGGTTATGTGCATCCAGCTGCATTAATAAAGGTTACCCATTACGAAGGCGAAAACTACTTTGAGGAAATCATTTATCAAAGCGGACTTACACTATCCGACCTTACAAGATTGATAAAAGAAAAAGTACCTGAAAGAGCAACTATCTACGCAGATGCAGCCGAACCCAAATCAATAGAGGAACTTTACCGACAAGGATTTAATATTAAACCTGCTCAAAAGGATGTATGGGCAGGAATAGTTAAAATGAAATCTTATCCTATAAACA